ATATTTGGATCACCTCCGTTTTTCGGGCAAAGAAAAAGCACCTCGAAAGGTGCTAGAATAATGACATAAAAAAGCCACCGCTAAGGGTGGCTCAAAAGATAGGAGGGACGGGCATTCCCCTCATCTCCAGAAACCTTGCGCAAAGGTGTGTAGCGCCCGAGTTTTCTACTTCTATCTTTCTTCACCGTCATTGTACCACTTCGGCATCTTTTTGTAAAGTATGTGGCCGTTATTTTTAATTTTCGCAATCCGTTTCTTACCTTTTTTTGCATTTCGGATATTGAAGTGTATAAGTGTATGATCACCTTTGTTTTCTGTCACGATATCAGCGTATCTATTTTCAGATAAGAGCTTCACCATGGCATATGCATCTGCGTGTCCGGCGGGATCAGTAGCAACGATATGTGGCTTGCTTACTATATCAGGGAGAGAGAGCAACTCTTCCAAACTAAACTGACCTCCGTGGGCATCTAAAATATATGCGAGGTTATGGTCTTCGATAACAATCCTCGTACCCCTCAGAGCCCCTATGTTCGCTAAGTCAGGGAATGCACCAACGAGGTATTTTTTATCGAACAATCTTCTAATCTCTTCTCTGGTTAACCTTGCGCCTTCATTCAATTTTTCAAAAGCGCGTTGGATATCATCTTTCAATTTTTCTGTCGGTAAAATAGGTTCTTTATCATTGTGCTGGCTGGCAGAGCTCAACACCCTCTTAATTTGCTTAACGTCTTCGCCCTTGAGTAAGATAGTCCGCTTATGAGTAACCTGCGGTGCATTCCGTATAGCCTGCACTTGCTCCACGGTTGGCAGACCATACTTCTCACTCAACTCTCTCGCCTGGTCGACATAAATTTGCAGGACCTCGTCAAGCGTTGGCTTACGGGCGGAGGTTGATTGGCCGTCCTGGTCTAGCTCATCGCTAGAATCATCAGGAGCGCCATAGCCGTGAGATTCCAAGAATTTGGACTCTTCCTCAGGCGTTGTCGGTATAATCTTACTCCGACAGTGCACATGGAAAGGCGGTGCGGTGGTGCCTGGTGCAAAATCATCCATAAGATAGACTTTGTTGTTTTGGTGTCGGCAAATAGCTGACGTCTTGGAGTCCAGGATAGCCTCAATCTTGTATGTCTTGGCTCCCAGTGCCTTGTACATGTCATAGTTTGCCATGGTGTTGTAAGCAGTCATTTCAGTTCGTACCAGGCGCTCAACATTATGTCTTGCTACGCCTGTCCGTTTGCGAAGTTCCAGGACCGTCTTGTCGAGACTCCAACCACCAGTGAACGCCTTATCCAATGTTTCTCGGATTGAATTAAAGTGTTCTTGGCCCTGGGTCCATACCCGGCTAGAGAACTCTTTTCCGGACCACTTAGACGACATTCGGCGAAGAATCAGGTCATCATTAAGTTTGATAACAGGTTTGATAGAAAATATGCCAGCTTCTGCCATATCTTTACCCACCTGAGTGGCGGTCTTGATATAGCCACTAGCAAGCCCTTTGCCGACCGTTGCTGAGATTGCTCCAGAGCTGGAATAAACTTCCCTCGTCTTGCGCTGTATCTCGTGAATCATAGCCTGCTTACGAGAAATGCGATGACGATAAGACAAGGCATCTAACAACGCGGGGTCAGTCTTTGGATCCAATGTCATTTCTCGGAACCGTGCCAAGTTGACGTTCTGAAATTCTTTTAGCTCATCGTCTGTCAGGTACTTCATCGCGTCGGCCTGGGTCATCCGGTTATCTTGAGCATATCGCGAATAGAAAGTGTGAATCTCTTTGACCAGGTCATCTTCAAGGATGGCCAGTTGGTCATTGATTCGCTTAATTGTTTCGTCTTCGGTTGCTCGCATAAGAGAGTCTTGGAGTGACGCTCGTTTCAGCCAGTAGTTGTGGCTAGCCATCGATTATCACTCCTTTTCTTTTGACTTCTCGTCCTCTTCCGGCGGGTGGTCGTGCCCATGGCTATTGAAATTATAATCGTCATGCTTCTCAGCATTCTTCTTATTCTCTTCTTCCAGTCGTGCCTCAACCTCCGGCGTGTACCATGGATGCTGCTCACGAATCGTGCGAGCATCTAAGATGCCAACAGAGTTCTGCGCGTCTTGGATGGCCTCTGACTCGTTTGTGATCACGTCTCGGTTGAAGGTGTAATGGAACAACTTCATATCCACTACTAGCCCTGTACGGTTCTTGATATGGTTCACCACGAACCACATCAGATGAATAATCGCACTCTGTAGACCATTCTCAAAGTCGTTGGCATCCAAATCAAGGTCCGTAAATCGCCATTTAAGAGCCTGACCACTAGCGTTCCCTAAGTTCTCGTCTTGAGTATCAATCGCCCGACCAGCTTCATATAGCATCTTACGACTACGCGCGATTTCTGACTCGACTGCCGTTGTGTTGATATCGGCCTGAAGCTTATCGACGCCACCTTCACCACGGACCTTAATCATCTTGTATTTGTTGAGGTTTCTCAAGAACTCTTCTAGGTTCTCGCCACCGTATTCCTTCAATACATAAATGAATTTCGGAATATCCGCTAGCAAGTCCGCATTGACCGACGCCTGTAACTCTAGGTTGTCGATGATAGACTTAACCTGGTCCAAAAACGATTGCTCGTTCTCGTTGTATTTGAACACGATGAGCGGCACTCGTTCCCAGTTATAATTATGGACCTGCCCAGCTTCATCCATATAGCGAAAATGAGGTTGAATGCCGTCATACGCCTTGTTAGGTTGCAAATGTCCGGATTCCCATTTGTAATAGGCGATGCCCTCGGTATTCCAATACTCAACGTGAATCTCTTGCTTCTTACCTAGCAAGGTGTAGACCTCTTGATTGTAGATTCGCAAGAAAGCGTCCACTACCTCTCGCCTTTCATCGGCATAGAAAGGAATCACCTGCTCGCCTGGAATCTTAGTCATACGAAGTGAGCCTTCCTCGTCATAATAGACCAGGCCGTAAGATACACCTTTAATAACTGCATCGCGTCCCACGGATTTTAGGTTACGAAGGAAATGCTCATCGAAGAACTCGTCAATAAACTCTTTGACCTTCAATTCTTCTTCCGAATCATTGCCGTACATTACGCTAGGCGCCTTCGAAAGCAAGTAGCCAACCTTTTGGTCAACCAGTTTTCTAAAAAGCCCCAGGCGCAGTCTATTGTTCGATTTCCAAGACACATCCTGCATCTTTCGCTCGATATCGGTGTGGTTGCGATAGTATTCATTCGCTTTGTGCAGCAACTTATACCGCTCGCTGCCAAGGTGACGATTGACCTCTATTTCTAAGATGGATTTCTCATCCACATCAAGTGCAATTAACATTCGCTCCTTGAGCCAATCAAACCATTTCGCCATTGTTTCACTCCTTTACTTAATCCCACGATGAAGAGATGCCAGGCTGTCGCATATCGTCCTCGAATGCGTATCTTGTGGCATCAATCGTGTGGTCGTTTACTTCTTCTAGTTTAGATTTAGGATTACCGTCTCGGTCGACTGCGTAATCAGCAGACTCAAACTCTCTTGCGATGTTTGGCGTGCGTTTTGGGTCGATAATAATTTCATATAGATCATCAAGCCAGCGTTCACCATACTCTCGACTATCTGGCCCCTTTTTAGCCCCTCTGACACGTGGTATGCCGTGCTCATAGATTAACTCGTCTATTGACTTAGGCTCGGCACTATCCGCTATACAGTCGGTTGTATTGTACCGCTTAGCCTTGATAAACTCTGCTAGCTTACGGTTGCTAATCTTAACGCCGTAGTACTCGTCCATAGCATATATACGACGTCTTTTCTTATCGTAGTGCCACCGAACGAAAGCCAGTGGGTCATTGGCGTAACCAAAGTCGACGCCTTGCCGAATGTTGTCAAAGGAATTAAACAGGTCATCCGAGATTGTTCGGAATACCAAGTTCTCGAATGGTGATACCCCTGACCCGACTGCTTCTCCACCATACTCCCAGTCATAGGCACGTTGTGAGCGTTCCTTTGTGGCCTCCGCTTCCTCGATAAAGGCTTGGCTTATCCAAGGATTGTCGAGATAGGTCGAGTGGTGTACGAACGTATTAGCTGGCAATAGCGCAGTGTTGTATTTCTTGTTAACCCAGGATTGTTTTCGCTTAGGCGGGTTGTACGTATAGAAAAACTTATAAAAAAGACCTTCAGGCAATTCGCCACGAAGGATAGAATTAGTCACAATCTTTATTTCATCTTCAGCCTTAAACTCAGCCAATTCTTCAACCCAAGCTATTGCATAAGGGAAGCGGCTAGACTTTAAGGACTTTAGACGGTTCGGGTCTTGCAAGCCTCGGAAGATAATTTGATTACCGCGAGGCACATAAGTTATTTTGAGCGGAGACTTATTGATTTTGAACAGGTGTCTCACACCTTGCTCTTCAATGGCCCACATGATTTGCTCGAATACCGATTCTTGCAGGTCCCGGTCCACCTTCCGAATACAGACGGCGTTCACCGCGTATCGCATTATCATTTGGACGATGATATGCGCAATGTCAGACGACTTACCGGAGCCCCGACCACCCTTACACACAACGTGCAGCTTAGACGGGTCGAAAGCCGCGCGCCATACTGAATGAAAGGCCCTCGGAATAAAATCGCTCATTCGCTTTTTATTCGCCATCATCATCACCGATTCCGATGTCGTCGATGAATTGAACCATGCCAGTAACGTCAATCTCTTTTCGGTCCAGGTAAGCCCCGTTGACCTTGAGAATATGGTCTAGCGACCGCTGCCTTTCCTCAATCGTCGGGGTGAATTCATATACAGTTTCCGTGACGGTCTCTTCTTCGACCTGGTCACCAACATATACCTTCACGTTCTTCTTCGTCTGCCCTTGTTGGATTTCCCCTCGTGCAATGCTGGCAGAGATGGCCAATGCTTCAGCTACCGTCATGGCTCGTTCTTCGAAAACCTCTTGAGTTCGTTTGCTGATGTATTCAGAAACCTTAACATTTCTCAACAATCTACTACCGATACTCTCGGCGGTTTTCTTCGAATAACCAGCCTCAATAGCCGATTTAGTAGCATTACCACTGATGATGTACTCATCGGCGAATTTCTTTTGCTTAAGCGATAATTCCGTCATTTTCCATCACCTCCGAAATTTATAAAACAAAAAGCCCAGCTGATAGGTCAGCTCGGCTTTCTGCGTCAGGAATTCTCCTTGAAGAAAAAGGAAGACAAATTAGAATCAAGTAGGCTAACTTCCAATTTATCACACTATCATTCTATCACCTTTAGGATGACAGGTTCAAGACACCTTTTTGACACCCCTCATTCAAAATCATCGAATGAAGTGATGCCCCATAGCAGCGTTGATAGCTCATCGAAAGCTTTATTGAGATAACGATATACTGTCCGCTCGTCCACACCGTAATATTCAGCCATATCGACTGCAGTGTGCTTATCTGGCCCGACATACATTTGATAGACGGTCTTCCATCGTCTCAGCATCATTTCGGTATCTCGTTCAGCCAGTTCGTGATAGGCCCGGAAGATGCTATCGAAGTAGTCCAGCATTTTTGCTGTCCGGGCCTTGTACTTCATCAGAGTGTTAAGTGTCAGCTCCTGTGGATCATAGACGGAATCTTCATAGACTTCTAAATCTTCCACGATGGTATCGCAATGCACTCGCAGCATGCGATAGTTTTTAACTAAGAGTGTTGTATTCCGTAAGCGGTAATCTTTCAACTCTTTGGCTTTACGTTTCTGGTCCTTATCAAGTTCAGACTTAACCACCTGAGAGATGACAGTAAGTTGTTCTTTAGTCAAATTCTCCATCAATCATCCTCCTCGCTATAAATCAGCCCAGCACAGAGGTCGAATTGGCGAGCTTCGTATACCAGCTCGTTATACCGCTTAGGATTATCATAGGCGTGCTTCATCGCTTGTCTACGGTACTGTTGAGCCTTTCTCTTAAGAAAGTCTCGATGCTCTTTACGAATTTTCATTTCTAGCTTATCTGCCATTTGCTTCTCGCTCCTCGTACTCACGCAAGCGACGCATCACTTCATCGCCTTTGTCGTAGTCTTGCAGTCCATTCTTATCAGGGTATCTGTGATAGTAACGAGCAGCAATCATCCGCATGCCTGTTCTAAACTCGTTGAACGGGTATTGATGATAGAAAATCTCGAAAAGGTCCATGTCTCCTTGATTGTAATGCCCTGGCTGAATCACGTTGTCCGCAGTCTCTATTTCCTCATCCACCATATCAGCCTTAGGTATCTTCACTCGGATGACATCAACTGCCAAGCCGATGGATTCCAACGATTCAGAGAACGTGATGCACTTATAGCTGGTATTCCCAACAATATAGACAGGTTCTTTTGTTAAATCAATGGTGATTTTAGGAGTCCAAGCTGTAGGGAGATAATCATTTCCCCATATCCATCCTCTCTCTTCCAGACGTTGCATCAAATACGTATACTGTTCAAAGTTTTCGCAATACCAAACTTTATATCTAGCCATTTTTATCTCTCCTTCAATTCTTCTAACAGATCTGGTCGGAAGCCGAACCAGTGCTTGTCGCCTTCGTCCACTACTACCACAGGCAGATTTTGATAGCCTAGGCGCTTGATATAATCCAAGCTCAACTCGTCTTTCGTAACATCGATAGCGGTGTAAGGCAATCCGTTGTTGTGCAGCCATCGCTTAGTAAACTCGCATTGCATGCAGTTCGGTTTTGAATATACGGTAATATTACTCATCTTTAACGAACACCCCATCCACGACTTTGCCGGTACGGTTCTTAATCTCGTCATAAGCCGATGCCAGGCATTGCTCCAAGGTCAGACCACGTTGTAAACAGTAACCAATTAGCACGACAGTGATGTCTCCAACTGCATCCACCTCAGCAGAGAAATCATTGACTATACGAGCTTCGGTCAGCTCATAAATCTCTTCATGCAGTTTTTGTAGTTGACCTAAGCCATCCCCTTCGTCCAGGGCTCGGTCAAAGAACCATTGATTTACTTTCTCGATAAGTTCATTCATTGTCATTCTCCTCTACAATTAGTTCTATGCTTTTCATTTTGCGTTTTTCAATCCTAAGCTCATAGACGCTTACTTTAACATCTTTATTGCGCTTAGCGTTTCTAGCCAGAAGCTTTACCAAATCTAGGTCACGATAAGTTTTTCTAATAACCTCGCCTGGCTTGCAACCATTGACCCGAATTTCTAACATGTATTCAGTGACATATCTAGGTGTCATTCCACTACCTCCATCTTTTCAATGCTAAAACGATGATCTTGGTCTACCGGCACTCCTTGCTCATATTTATAACGAACAACAGCTCTTTCTGCTGCTTCAAGTGATGTGTACAGTTTTGCGTATATTTTTGTCTGTACGATTAGGCCGCTATAATCCGAGTGGGTGATAACGTACATATACCGCTTTACGCCATGTAACAGATCCTGGACCGAGATGTTGGCCATGGCGGCTATCGACTTAATACGGCGCTTGTTCGGCAGGTTTCTTCCTTTTTCCCAGCCTTGCACACTCCCTTTACTTGTCCCAAACAGTTTGCCAAACTCTTCCAGAGTCATCCCACTAGCCAATCTAATAGATTTAATTCGAGCCCCGACAGCTTTCTTGTTAATATTTTCCATAACTAGTCACCTTCCTTATCATCGAATCGCACATCCGACACCAGTAATCCTAGTGATATGAACGCTGTAATAGCAGCTAAGATAATTATCATGTCCATGTCCCCATCTCCAATGATTCGATTTTTACATAGATCCCGACCACCTCACTGTGGAACTTCTCGATGATATCGCTAGCTACCTGAGCATCGTCATGCCAATAACCAAGTTTCGTCATACAATCCTTAAAGAGCTTGATGAGATTATCGGTGTCCGGCTTAGTCACTTTATATTCGCCATTCCGTTTGCCTTTCGTCAGAGGGAATAGCCACTTAGTCGTGAGCCGGATAGGTCCTTCTAATTTTGTATCAGGCCTGTAGTTCGATAGGTGGGCCATGAATAATTCTCTTGCTAGCTTCAGCTTTTCGTCTTCATAGAATACCGGCTTGCCGTTTTTGACTGCCGCCTTCTTTTGCTGGTGAGTAACGGTCGGAATCTTTTTGAGCGGGATAAAAAACTCTATCATTCGATACCACTCCATAAGCCTGTCTCTGGGTCGTATTCGATGTATCCCGCATAGCTCAGCTGATTGAATAACCACAGTTGCAACTCGCCTTGACTCGATAGCCACTCTAGTACCTCGGATTCTTCTAACGAGAACGGCTTGCCTGGAAGGGTGTGATAAAGTGGCGGCATTTTTTTCGCCACATCTAGTTTTTTTGAACGTTGTTTTTTCTTTCGCATAATTTTCACCTCAAAAAAATTTTTTCTCTTTTTCTCGCGCTTTGGCAAGGACAGACACGGACAGGGTTACAGGGGGCGGAGCCTTAGCCCCCTGTTCCTGTTCCTGTTCTTGCCTTGGACCTAGCCAGGGACACCCGCTTATTTACCCTCGAAAGAGGTATAGCGTGTCTGTCCCTAGGGTCAAAAACATAAAATCCTGTTTTTGTCCTTGGGTCGGTTACCCCCTCAGGGTCAGGGTCAAAAACAGAAATGTCCCAGTTTTTGACCCTGTTTTTGTCTCTGTTTTTGTCTCTGACCCTGCCTGCTTTTGCTAGACTTTTTTAGCAACAATATTGCCTGTTATTTCGTACTCTTCCGCTTCCTTTGCGCGGCGTCTAACTGTCTTAGCTGAGATGCCCATGTACTCTGCCAGATCTTCAATCGTCACCGGAGTTGTTCCATCGTACAGGGCGCTAAAGGCTGTATTTAACGCCTGTTTGCGTTCTTCCTTCTTCTCGTCAGGGCTCTTTCTGTTGTCGATAGCTTTCTGCCAATTAGGACGAGCATCCTCTGGCTCAACATCATTTAGGACGCCTGAATCATCGACTGTGTGCACCGGATAACCGAACCAGATATTGACTGGCTCGAACTTAGCGAACTCTCGGAGCGTACCTTCCACACGCCATGCAGTACGCTGCTTCTGAACTCTCTCAGCCTCTTTAATAGCTTGATTGACATTGTAGTATTGAGAAGTGGTGATTGCCTTGAGCGCGTGTTCTTTCATCTGATAAGCCGACTCTAGGTCATCCAGGCCGATATACTTCTCGTAGTACCGCTTATTGAGTTCTAAGATGCTCTCTTTGTAGATTTTGCATTTGGCCTTATCTAACTGTTGAGTAGCTAGACTTTCGTTGATTTCAAGTTCTACCAGGTCGATTAGGGCGTCTGGGTCGCGGGCGAATACACCGGAACCACTTGCACGGTCCATGGACTTCTTCCCACCTTGCGAACCTTTAGAGTGATGGTGGCAGTAGATAACGGAAGCGCCTAACTCTGTGGCCACCTTGTCGAACTGGTTGGTAAAATGTGCCATCTGATCAGCACTGTTCTCGTCACCGGTTAGGACCTTGTAAATCGGGTCAATAATGACTGCTGTGTAATGTTTTTTGGCTGCTCGACGGATAAGCTTAGGAGCCAGTTTATCCATCGGTACAGTCTTACCACGGAGGTTCCAAATATCGATGTTACCTAGGTTATGCGGCGCAACTCCTAGGCCTTGGTAAACGTCCTTGAACCGGTGTAAGCAAGACGCTCGGTCCAGCTCTAGGTTGACATAGAGGACGCGCCCTTTTTCACACTGCCACCCAAGCCATTTACTACCTTCTGCGATGGCGATGGATAACTCGATGAGCGCGAATGACTTACCGGCTTTAGATGGGCCCGCCATCAGCATCTTGTGGCCTTGACGTAATACGCCATGGATTAACTCAGGGGCAAGGTCTGGCATGTTATTCCAGAAATCTTCTAGCCCCTCTGGGTTCGGCAAATCATCGATTCAGTCTTCGATATGCTTGTACCATTCATCCCAGCTAGCTTTACCAATGTTAGTATCAATGAGGAATTGCTTGTGGCCATTCCGGATAACCCCTGGCATGCGGCTGAGGCGGCTGGGGTTCTTGTTTTGAGAGTCGACCGCTAGGCCGTTCTTCTTACAAATGCTATACAGGTAGTCAACACGAGTCCGGTATTCGTTGTAGTCTTTTGCCTCAACTCTGACGATTGCGTGTACGGACTTACCACCGCTATAGACCAAGCAGGCAACGGGAAGCTCTAACTCTCGGATAATGGCGTTTTGCTTTGCCAGGTCGGTACTGTCTGACTCGACTAAGGCGTACCGATAATCGGTCACGTTGTCATTTTTGACGCCCTTACCGTCCAATGGGTTGAATCGAATCCAAGCGCCGGCTTCTTCTTTCGGGTCCCCAAATACTCTTCCTAAGTCCCCCTCGCATCGATTTAGGAGTTGGATTAGCTCACCTGCTGTTCGGTCATATGAGCCAGAGGTCGGTAGATGCTTGCCATCCTTCTCCCAGGTCTCAGTGACATACCCGACGTTTTCGGTGCTATCGAATAAGATTTCGAGGTATTTGGTAATTTCTGCCACTGGGTTCCAGTGATCAGGCTCTTTAATTTCTTTGGCTTCTACCCAGTCTTTATCGATGATTTTATAGTCGTTGTCATACTTGATTGTGCTATCCCAGTCGAGTTCTCCTCGACCATCATCGTATGACCTTGGCGGTTCATAGCCACCATCGACTGCCATTTGGTAAATAGTCCCACCGGTAACTGGCGTGTTGCTGCCTTCGAAGGAGTCCCATTTCTTAAAACATTCACCTGCGTGATAGCGTGAATGGTCTCCTTTGGACCATGAATCCCAGTCCATAGCTGTGTAGCCTTCGTGTTTGAGTGCCATACCGACGTTGACCCATTCCTGATAGGAGCATAGTGCAGGGTCGACATATTCGAGTAGCTCAGTTAATTTAATTTCTGACAAGGTATCACCTTCTTTCTCTGTGTGATATACTGTGATTAAAAATACACGTATAAGGATGTGTCTTGTATGGATGCTTATTATTACGATAGAGAGACCAATAATGTTTATGGTGAAGAAATTGAGGTCTCTCAACCTAGAATTTGTGCCCACTGTATGCGAACGGGGGTCCAAGAATTTATGTGCGCATATTTCTCGGATAAAGCAGTAAAGTTGAAAAACAATCTTTGGCAAGATGAAGTTTCTGTAGTTACTGCTTGCTCGTACTGTTCAAGGGTTACCGTTAATTACTACGTTCGATATGATAGTGACCCTGAATATTTATGCGACTTAGAATTTAAACACTCATATACTACTCCGTATATTGCGACTGAGATGGATTTAACAGAATATCGCATAGGTGATGATCTAAAGAGTAAATTCCCCGAGTTCATCAATATATTAGAGCAGGCTATGGAAGCAGAAGGGGCTGGATTGGATAAATTAGCAGGCATGGGATATCGAAAAGCGTTGGAATTCTTAGTAACGGATTATCTAATTTCAGAGAATTTAGAAAAAGCATCCAAAGAATGGCTCGAGAACCCTGGCGTTCAGTTATCGCAAAAAATCATGCACCTTCCTAACGAAAGGATGATTACATTAGCTAGGGCTATATCCTTCATAGGAAATGATGAAACACACTATACTAGACGCCATCCAGAGCATGATACCGAAAGTATCAAAATATTTTTAAGAGCTATGATTAGCGATCTTGAGAACGAGTTAATATTCAAGGACGCTCAGAAACTCATTGATAAAGTTGATAAGGCTAAGCGTCAACCTTCTTGAAGTAATCCATCAGCATCTTAATCGTCTTCATCTGATTATCAATCGTCTCGTCTTTGACATCGATGAGCAACTCCAGGAACTCGATTTTCTTTTTCAGTTCTTCAATTTCTTCGTTCATTTATCTCACCCCTCATAACTAGCGACATCGACGCCACGAGGGACGCGCCAGTTGTTGGCTGCAATCCGGTCAATCAGTCGCTTAGCATTATCAAATTTCCAGATGCCTACGTTGCGGAATCCATACCGCTCTAGGCATCTTATTTGTTTTGGCGTAGCTAGGCCTTCATGTCGTCTTTTGTCGAGGCGATCAAGGATAAGCTTGGCTTTACCGGCATTTTCTACTTCATCTGGGAAGATACCGGATTTCTCTAGTGCCTTCAGCTGCTTTTCAGACGGCGGACCAGCTTCCCAACCAAATGCAGGAACATAATTGGCCAAGTCTTCTGCTTGGATACTCATCTCGAACTGTAAAGGGTCGACTAAAGACCGCTTGCGCTTCCGCATCTCAGATAATTTCTTAGCCAGTGCTTCTTCACGTTCTGCGACGGCGTCCTTTACGGCAACTTCTTCGAGCTCCATGATGTCCATGGCTACGTTTGCTGCTTCCTCGGACCGTTTGGTCATTGCTTTAGCAACGGCTTCGTCGGTTGCAATAATACTTGCTGGCCGGCATAAATCGTGACGTTCTGTGTGCCATAGGAAGTCTAATAACAGTAACTCTTCTTTACCTGGGAATAACCGAGTGCCTCGTCCCACCATTTGGCTATAAAGGGCTCTAACCTTTGTCGGTCTGAGGACCACAACGCAGTCGACCGATGGACAATCCCAGCCTTCAGTTAATAGCATCGAATTGCAAAGCACATTGTATTTGCCATCTTCGAAGTCTTTTAGGACCTCTGCCCGGTCTTTGGACTCACCGTTCACCTCTGCAGCCTTAAAACCACGTTCGTTGAGAATATCGCGGAATTTTTGGCTTGTCTTAACTAGAGGTAGGAATACCACAGTCTTACGGTCCTGGCATTGCTTAGCCATCTCATCGGCGATTTGGTAAAGGTACGGATCTAACGCAGAGCTTAGGTCGCTTGATTTGAAGTCACCAGCTTGCGTACCTACACCTGAAAGGTCCAAGGTCAAAGGAATTGTGAGTGCCTTAATCTTAGATAAGTACCCTTCCTTAATTGCTTTAGGCAAGGTGTATTCGTAAGCCAATGATTCGAAATAGGTCCCTAGATTACGCATATCTCCACGGTCCGGTGTTGCTGTCACGCCCAACACATTTGCTTGGTCGAAATGTCCGAGCACTCGTTGATAGCCGTCTGATATGCAGTGATGCGCTTCGTCAACCACAATCGTGTCGAAATGGTCCTTGGCGAATTTTCTAAGTCGCTTGTCACGCTGGAGCGTTTGGACTGAACCCACTACTACGCGGAACCAACTACCGATGCTTGTTTCTTCTGCTTTTTCTGTGGCCGTATTGAGGCCTGTTGATTGTTTTAGCTTGTCGCTTGCCTGTTCTAGCAACTCTGACCTATGAGCTAGGACGAGCACTCGCTCGCCCTTTCTCACTCGGTCTTCGATTACTTTGGAAAAGACGATTGTCTTCCCACACCCTGTCGGCAGCACCAACAGGGTTTTCTTATTGCCGTTCTCCCATTCTCGTTGAATGGACTCACGGGCTTCTTGTTGATAAGGTCGTAATTCCATTCGAGTCACCTATTAGAAGCTACCTTGTTGCCATTGTTGAGGCTGAGGTGTAGGTAATGGTTGTTGCTGATATTGCTGCACAGGTGGTTGGTGTTGGAATTGAGGCTGTGCTTGCATCATAGGTTGTGCTGCTGCCATCCCTGGGCGTTGGTTTAATTGCTTCGTTGGGTCGACATCGTCTTGATAGATCATGTAGCCGACTTCGTTAAACTCGTTGCCATTGCGAGATAGGCCTTTCTTGATGGAGCAAACGCCGATAGCGCCAGGTACTAAATTCCAGTTCATTTGGAGAGGTTCTTTGTGTTTCTTCTGACCGATTGCACCGAAGAAGGCTGATAACATCCCCTCTGTGCGCGAGTGCAAGAATAGGTTGTGGATCAATTTCTTGGTTTGGCCATCATTTGTTACGATTTCCAACGTTAGGACTGCCTTGTTGCAGGCTGGTAGTTTACCTGGGTTTTGAGGGTTAGGTGTGTGGCGGCCACGTTCAAACTTTTCAACTTTGAACCAATACTCGCCTGGTTCTAGGATGACGAATTCGCTGTCCTGTGTAATTTTGTCGTTCCAATCTAATTCACGCTCGAAGTTGTTGTATTGTTCTGTCATTTTTATTTCCTCCTGTTATTAAGCTAATATAGTGACATTTTCGTGGTCTTTTAATTGTTCTTTGAGATAGTTAGCAATGTTTTGAATTGCTTCTAAGCGCCATGCTCCACCATCTGCCTCGAACAATCCTAGCTCGCCTTGCTTATTCATCCGGAAAACGAATAGGCTAGCTGGCTGTTCTACTTCCAAGAAAGTCCGTCGAGGCTTCAAGTTAACTGGATTAGGAACTACGGCTTTTGTTAAGCTAGCAGCACCATTCTTAATTGTCGTGATTTGAGACACGCCATTGTCGGTAGTTTCGCTTCCTGATTCAACTTTTACTTTAGAGGTGAATTCAAGGAGCAGATTCCGGTCGTTCGCATCTTCATACTTAGACTGCAGTTCAATGTTGAATGTCTCTTGATCCATGTAATAGTCAAGTGTAAGATTTGGAATCAAGCCAACAGCAGATACTTCAACCAGGTGAGCCCGTTTTTTATACATGGCTTCATCCTCTGCATAGACATTAACCAGGCGTGGTCCAGCGACTTGAACAATTAGGTTTTGCTCATTCAGTTCATTGAGCCCTGATTTGATATAGTCTACAAATCCGGTCAATGTGCTGAGCTCCAGCGTTTTAGGTAAGTAAACCGGTGACTCTAATGGTTTCATGTTATGGCGATTCGCGTCGTACCATTCATCCCCTGCATCATCTATCAAAATAGGTTCAGCATCTCTTGATAAGTCAACTGCGTATTCTAAAGCTTCTTTAATATTTTCTGACATGATTTTTACTTCCTTTCTTAGTTAGAGACACGTTTTTTATTAAAGTCTACGATTGTTGAATTTTCCGTCTTATCCTCGATTAACTCGCCTGTGTCGGTCCGAAGATAGCCATCATTATCGAAGAAAGTTTGGCCCTTTGCTCCACTTTGGAGCTCATTAGCGTATATCTCGCCTGTTTTCCAATCTTTCTCAGCCATAATCATCGTAGATACATTGTTCTGCGCTGCCAGGCTAGGCTTGATATTCGCTTCTGTTGTGATGAGCGAGCGATCTTCGTTAGGCGAAAAGGTTAAGGTGATGACAAGCTTCCGTTTTTCTTTAGGGCTAGTATTTGGGTCC